CGTAGGGGAGTTGCTCGGCGAGGCGGACGAGCTCGTAGGCCTTGAAGGTATCAGGCCATTCCTTGACCGTCTCTTCCAGCCATCGGTTGGCCTCTTGGACCTTGAGGGACGCGGCGAGGGTAGCCTTACCCCTGGCCTCCTCCATCTTGTCGGGCTTGGTCCTCCACAGGGTCCGCCAATATTTGGTCTGTCGGCGCTTGCCCTTGAGGTAGGCGGCTTGGGCGGGGGTGGCACGCCTCCGAGTACGCTGGGACTCGTCAGTCCTCATTGGCGAGATAGCCGAGCGTCAGCGATGGCGTAATCGAGACAATAATATACATAGTATATACGGAGTTGCACAGTCTCCCCCCTGCGTAAGTCCTTGATGGCCTGTTCGGTCATTCGGGGTGGTTTGGGGTGGTGATGGCTGTCCTACCCCTCAGAGGGAGTTAGGACGCCTTGGCGACCCCTTGGCGGGGCTGGAATTGGCCGTCTGGTCAGCCATGTCGGGCGGGGCGTACTCCCAGCGGATGTCTCCCCCCTCGGCGTGGCAGAGGTGGATATGCCCGGCGAAGCGGTCCGACGCGTCCTTGAGGCCTGAGCGGGACTGCCGCTTGGAGAAGCCGAAGCGGTAGACGGGGCGACCGTCGGAGGACTTGCGGGAGGTGCGGAACAGGTAGCCCGAGTCTCGGGCGAAGTTGACCCACTCCGAGCAGCCGGCCCCGAGGTAGGCCAGTTGCTGGGGCGTCATGCCGTCCAGATCGTCGGCCGACTTGGGCTTCGTCGTATGGTGCATGTAGAGCAGGGCGGCCTTGGTGCGCTGGAGCATCTCATGGACACCTCCAGGGCCTCGGAGGAAAGCGGTCGTCTCGGCTTGGGAGGCGATGTCGAAGTCGGCGTACGCGAGGAGGGGGTCGGCGATGATGAGGTCAATGCGGTGCTTCTCGACCATTTGGCCCAAGTACTCGATGAAGCCGAAGCCCGTCTTGGTGGCCTGTCGGACAAAGATGAGGTTTTCCTTGAGCAGTCGGCGGTCGGACTCGACGAGCTTCGCCGTGGCCCCGATGATGGCCTCGGAGGCGTCACCGAGGTCGTTCTCGGCTTGGACCATGAGGATGCGGAGGGGTCGGACGGGCCGGAGGCCCCAAGGGGCGTGACCAATCGCCCAGTTCACGGCGAGGTGGGCCGCCATCGACGACTTGCCCGTGCCGGAGAAGCCGACGATCTGGAACGGGTAGCCTTGGCAAATCCAACGGCGGTCGCCCCCGATGAGGACGGTCTTGTCGTCCTTGGGGTCGAAGGCCAGCATGGCGTCGAGGTCGAAGTACTCGGTCGAAGGGTCGTCCTTGGCGTCCTTCCGTGACGCGAGGGACTTGGCGAGTTGCTCCTGGGCGAGGAGGATGGCGTCTGGGTCGGCGCCGGGTTCGCCGATGACCTTGAGTACGGCCTTGGCTTGGTCCGCAAGTTTGCGGAGGTTAAAGGTCTTAATCACCGCATCGGCCCACGCGGGGTTCTGCTGAATGAAGGCCCCCGTGGTCGCGAGGTCGGACACCTCAAAGGCTTCGACGGACGAGCCGATGGTGCGGAGACGCTCGGAGACGGTCAGCTCGTCGGGGACGATGCCCTCGTCGACAAGCCCGGCTATGGCGGCGGCGATGTCCTGATGGCGTGGCTCGAAGAAGTAGGACGGCAGGAGGCCGCTGGGGAGCGGTGTGCCTTGGGCGACGGAGACGGCGAGGATGTGCCGTTCCGCGTCGATGGCGGAAGGTGGTATGGGTTCCATGGCTTGGAGGGTTTGGACTAAAGGGGTCTATCGGGTTCGCTGGCGAGTCTTTTCTCCGTAGTGGGCGGTCGGGTAGGGCTTGGCGTCCTTGCGGATGATGCGGCGGTAGATGCGTTTCTCGATGATGCCGAGCTTCATTCCCTTGATGACGTACTCGCGGGCGGCGTTGCGCTTGCATCTCCAGACCACGGCCCACTCGTCGATGGTGCGGAAGCCGTCGGCGGGCTTTTCGGCGGTCTGGTGGATGGCTTGCATCACGCGAAGCAGCAGCGGGTCGGGCTTGCGGTGGCTCATGGCTTGAAGGTCTTGAGTTCGGTCTGCCAGATCCATTGGTCGCCCATCTTGTGGACGAGCCAAGCCTTGTACTGACCGCCCGCGGTGACGAAGCCGGCGACGAAGCCGGAACCCCAGCGGGCCGTGGCGAGGCGATGGGAGGCATAGGCCATCTCGTCCTTGAGGCAGAGGCAACCAGCGGAGAAGGCGTTTCCGCCCCCGTGCTTGGTCAAGGCGATGGACGCGAGGTTGTGGGTGTGTCCGTGGATGAGGGCCCCGCCGTAGGGAGCATAGTGGAGTCCCTGGACGACCGTCCCGTTGGCGCCGTGGGCGTAGCCGTGGACCATGGCGACGGGCCCGAGGCGATAGACGCCCTTGTCGGCGTGGTAGGGGAGGATGACCTTTGTCCCGCACTTCCTCGCGTGGGCGTTGATGTGGTCCTTGATGCCCGTGCAATAGTCTCGGACGATGGCTTGCCCATGACCTTGCATGGAGTCGAGGCGGTGTTCGTGGTTGCCCCAGAGGTAGACGTTAGGACGCCACCGGTCGAAGAACTGTTTGCCGGCGTCGATGTCGGCGTTCAATGACTCCGCCCCTTCCTTGTCCGACCCGACCCCCTTGCGGAGGGAGCGGAAGTCGTAGTGATCGCCCCCAGCCACGCGGATGTCGGGCTTGAAGTCCTTTGTGAACTCGTAGAGCGCCGCGAGGGCCTCGGGGTCCGCCATATCGCCGTGACTGTCCGAGGCGAAGATGAACTTGGTCAGTTTGCTCATAGGCTTGGTTGCTTGATGTGGTTAAGCCTTCGGGCGGTTTCGCAAACTCAGCTCGACGGACGCACGGGCCTCGGCGACGAGAGGGTCTTCAGATTGGACGGGCTTGGCCTTAAGATTGGTCGGGCCTCCGCGACGTGCCCCGTACTTCTCGAGGTGGCTGATGAACGTCAACCCCTGGCGGTGGGCGGCGTTATACATCCCCGGTGCGCTCATGTTGTACTTCAGGGCCGTCTCGGTGGCGGTCAGCCCTTCGGCGATGCCCTTGGCTGCGGCTTGCGCCATCGTCAGCCGACCATTGGCAAGGAGGTTGGAGCGGTTGCGTCCATGCAGTCCGAGGCGGGGTCGGCAGTTCGGGGGCCAGATGATGCCGTGCCTACAAACGAAGGCTTCAATCTCCTTGAGCGTGACCTTGCCAATCTTGGCGGCGTCGGCGGGGAGCCACGATCCACGGATGGCCTCGCGGATGGCCTTCGCGATGTTGCGTTCCGCCGGGTCTTTGTAGTCGTCGACGCGGATGTGGGGCTTGCTGTCATAGTGGGGACAGGTGGCGAGGAAGCGGAGGCGGTCGACGGAGACGCCCCATGCCTTCGACATCTCCGCCAGTTCGTCGTCGGTGGGGGCGGTCATGGCGTCAGAAGTTGTCCGAAGCCTTGGCCTTGACCCACAATTGGCGCACCTCGAAGCCGGCCTCGGTCGGGTCGAACTCGCCCAAGTGTTCGTTGAGGGCGTCGCCAGCCTTGATGAGGACGTCGATGCCGTTCTTGTAGCGGTTCAAATCCACCTCGGAGATGACGACCCATTGCCCGTCTTCGGTCATCTTCAGGACTTGGGCGAGTTGGAGGTTGAGGGCGTTGACCTGGGCGAGTTGCTTCTCAAGCTCCTCGATGCGTTCCTGTTTGGTTTGCTTGCGGCTCATAGTTGGAGGTGCTTGGCGACGGAACCAGCGACCTCGCGGATCGTCACGGCGCTGTTCGGTTTGAAGACGTAGGTCTGGTCGGGGATGGTGCCTTCAAGCATCTCGCGGATGCTGGCGGCCTCCTCCTCGTTCGCCGGGCCGACGCCTTCGGTCTCGATGTGCAGATGGACGACCCGCCAATTCCGTACCTCGCCCATGATTTGCTTCGTCACCATAACCTCATTGATGTAGCGGGTGTCTGGGACGACGACGTGGCCCCGCTGGCGGTTGGCGGTCTCCGTGAGGTTGAAGATGAAGACGTCCTTGTGCATGGAGCGGGCGAAGCGACCCATGGCGACGAGCGTATCGCGATGGGCGGACTTGAAGCCTTCCTCGTGGAAGTTGACGCCACTAAGCCCCAACTGACAGGCGTAGTTGTTCGCGGCGTCCTTGAGGGCGTCGGCGAAGGCGATGCGGGTGACGTCGACGCTGTATCGGGTCATCCCTTCGGCAAAGGTGTCCTTTCCGCTGCGGGCGTACCCGGAGAGGAGGACGATGGTCTGCGGGGCTTTAAGTACGCGGCGCATATTACCAATCCGTCGGGGTTGGGATGGTCGAAGCGGCTACGCCCTTGCCCTTGGGGAAGTTCAGCTTGTACTTGAATTGCGGACGGCCTTGCCATTCGCCGTCGGGCGTCACCTCGACCTCGGCTTGGAAGTAGACGGCGGTCGCGGGGCGGAGGTAGTCGAGGAAGTCGGGGACGGAGAGGTCGGCCTTCGGTTCGGAGACGTACTTGCCGCTGATCTTGCCGACGAGCATGGCGAGCGACTTGCCGTACTTCGTGCCGTAGGACTTGGAGAAGCACAGGCCTTCGGCGGTCTTGAAGAAGAGGCGTGCGGAGACGCCGTCGTCGTAGACCTTGACCTTGTCCTCCTTGGGCAGGGACATCTTCAGGACGTAGGTGCCGGACTTGTCGATGGTGGTGAGGGGTGGGCGGTCGTTGGTGGGTTCCATGTTATGCGTTGGGTTGGGAGAAAGTGGCCTTGGCTCGCTTGGCCTTGCGATACTGACGACCGGAGAGCTTGAGCGACTTGCGGATGTGGCGAGGCTTGGCGCCGTTGGCTAGCAAGTAGGCCACGTCGACGGCGGCCTGATTGCGTTGTTCGGCTTGTTTGCGGAGTAGTGTGTTGGGCATATTAGGCGAAATTGATGGGGGCGGATTGGGCGGTCGACGCTGGACGGGCGATGACTTGGACTTCCGAGGAGTAGGAAGGCCATTCGTTGAAGGACTTGCAAGCCTCATAGGACTTGAGCGCCTGGAGCATAAGCATATCCCCTTCGGCGATGAGGTCGGCGTGAAGCTCGAAGACGGCGGTGAGGAACGGGGCTTCCTTCTCGACGACGATGAAGCGGAAACCCTTGGGGCGGACGCCGAGGGCGTACTTGCAAAGGGCGAGGTACCAAGCGGCCTGCAGTTTGAAGTCGTCCGACCAGATCATCTGGCGACCGAACCCCTTCGCCGTGGCCTCCTCCATAGTCGTCTTGATGTCGTAGAGATAGCCGTCCTCTCCGATGATGTCGATGGAGCCCTTGATGGGCACGATATAGTCGGCCTTGAGCATGACCTCGGTCGCAAGGGGGACGATGTTATGCCGGGCCATCGCCGACTTGATGGCGTCGGAGTAGGACAGGGCGTTGTCATACTCGTCGGCTTTGCAGGGAATGTCGGTCGGCTGCAGGGTGGACTTCCAGTAAGCATGGACCTCTTTGCCTTCCTTCGTGCGCTTGTCGCAGTCGGGCTCGGGCTTGAACAGGGCGAAGCGTTCCGGCTCGAGGACGGCGACGTGCGTCATGATGCCTTCGCGGAGGGCCTTGGAGTCCTTGCGGGGATTGGCCTTGTCGTGGGCGTACTTGGCGGGAGCCTTGAGGAGAAGCTTGGCACCCGTCTGGTTGAGGGCGTCGAGGGCGTCGTACTCCTCGCGGGTGCGGGCGGCGGTGGCTTGGCTGATTTGTTCGGCGGTGTACATGGTGGGTTGGTTGTCGGAATGGATTACAGGACTTCGTCGGCGTTGTCGAGGATGGTTTCGGCGTCGCTTAGCGTGCCGTTCATCTCCTCGGCCTTTTCATGCAAGTTCTGGATGGAGACGAGGAGGGAGGCGAGGTCGGCCCGGACGATGTTGAGGCGCTCACGGAGCTCCAGGAGGTCGTTCGGATCGTCGAGGCGAGAGGCGTCGGTGATGGACAGGACGGACAGGAGACGGTCGGTGTCGATGCTGACGCGGTTGATATCGTGCTGGGTGACGAAGGCGGTCTGATACGAGGAGAGGCTGCGGGCCTCGGTGCTGAGCCGGCGAAGGGTCGCGGCGAGTCGGTCGGTGTTGGTCATTTGAGGATGGTGCGGATGCGGGAGAGGGTGACTTCGCGGACCTCGCCCTTGACGACGAGGAAGGTGCGGACGTTGGAGCGGTAGAGGGTGGGCAGGGTGTCCGCCGTCCAGTCCTTGAGGAGGCGCTCAAAGACGACCGCCGTCTTGGCGGAGGCTTCGACGTAGAGGGTGGAGTCCAGGAGGATGATAAGGGCGAAGGGCTGACCCTTATCCTTGTAGGCTTGGGCGGCCTTGTAGACCGAAGATGGGACGATTTTAAGGCTCATTGTGGGAAGAAAGACCGTGCGGAGAGCCAAATCTGCCTAAGATGAACACTTTTTCTGTTTATCTTGTGGCCGACTCCAAGGCTTCCAGAGTCGATTACATAATGGTTTCCGTTCAGCTCGAAGGTGGCGAAGGCAATATGTTTAAGATACTTAGTTTGTTTATCTAAAATGACGGCCTCGAAGTCCGCGAGCTCGACCTCGGCCTGTTTCATATCTCCGACCGAGTATTGGCGGATGGTCTCGGCCTTCACGATCCACATCAGCACGATGGTCTGGTCGGCGAGGATGACGTTGCACGGGGTGCGTGGGTCGTGCCGGGTCGAGGTGCTCACGACTGCCGACCTCCCGCTTCGAAGTCGATATAGGCGCGGTTGGCCTCATCGGTGTCGGGGAGATGCTTGCCCATCTCGGTGCCGGCCTTGCGGAGGGCGGAGATGTATGCCTTCTCGCTTTCGAGCTGGGCCTCCAGCGCAATGACGCGGCCTTGCAGTTCGGCCTTCTCAAAGAGGAGTCTGGCGATCTCCTTATTGCATGACTCGACCGCCATGTCGGCAATCTTAAGGGGTATCATCTTGCTCATTGGGCGGCGGCGGAACGGCGGACGGCCTGTTCGAAGGCGTGGTTGTCGATGGACTTCAGTTGGTCGGGCGTGAGGTCTTTGAGACCCTGCCCAGGCTTGAGCCAACCCTTCGACGTGAGGATTTCGACGGCGGCCTTCTCGAACTTCATTTCGCCCATGAACACCTTCGGGGTCTGGGGCTTGGGTGCCGAGGCTTGATGCCCGTCGTCATCGAGGTCGACGGAGATACCGCACGCGGTCTGGATGGACTGCCGGCGGATGTAGGTGATGGCACCCCCGACTTGTTGGGCCGTGAGGCCATCGGCCTTCACCATCAGTTTGCCGAAGGAGAAGAGATGCCCGGACGAGTGCAGCAGGGAGGTCGAGACGCCGACCTTGCCTTCCTCGGTTTCGAGCGTCTGGATCAGCGCAAGGTTATGCTCCGCGAGGACGGGCTTCACCGCGTCGAGCAGGGCGTCGAGCGAGACATAGCGGGCCTTGAACGCGGGGTTGATGCGGTTGGCCCCGACGTTGTCCATCTTGGCGAGGGCCGCGATGACGTCCGCGTAGGGGTTGGATTGCTCCAGGGGTTGGGTTTTTTCTTTGCTCATGGCTTGTGTGTGTGGGTTGGTTGGTTGGTTTTGGTTTGATTGCTTGAACGAAGGGAGTTCAGTACGTCGCTCCAAAGAAAGCGAACGCATCGCTCACTCGGGCCACGCAGGACCGGGATGCTGTCAGCCGCTACCCAAGTGTCGATAGTTCTTGTTGATACGTTGCAGAGTTTGGCAAGTTCCCTGCGTGTGATTAGGCGTTCTTGCGTGTCTTTGTTTGTTTCATTCATGGCTTGTGTGTGGGTTGGTGTGTTGGGTTTAGGGGAAAGTCGTGAGCTCGTCGACCGTCTTCTGCGAGACGCAGCGGAGATGGCCTTTGCTCGACAGGAACCAATAGCGGGTTTCACCGACGAGGCGGGGCTTCAGTTTGCGGGCGACCGTGCCGTCGTGCAGGACGATATAGGACGACCCGGCGAGTTCGCGGTAAGTGGCGGTCGGGGAGGTTTCGGGGAGGGACTTGGGAAGTTTCTTTTGGGACATGGAAAGGGTCAGTTGATGGCACCGCGGCGGGCGGCGTCAAGGATGAGGAGGGCGTCGGCGTTGGCGAGGGTCACGTCGAGGTTGGGCCAGATTTCGGCGGCCTTGGCTTTCAGATGGTTCTTCCACTTCTTGCCGTGGTCCTTCTTCTTGCCGAGCGCAAACGCGTCCTGCCATGCCTGGGGCTTGATGCGGTGATGCGACCACCCCATGGCGATGGAGGCGCCGTAGATGATGCCCCAGTTTTGGGCGAGCCGGGCGATGGACGAGCAGGGGATGAGCGGGCCGTAGCCGGCGGTCGAGGGTTCCTCCAAGTAGATCTCCACGTCCTTGGCCTTGAAGCAAAGGGTGGCGAGGAGCTGGGCGACTTCGACGTCGGTTGACGGCATCTTCTCGATGGTGATGTCGACGAAGTCCTGCGTCCAGACGATGGCCCCGTTCTGCCCGGGGTCGACGGCAACGATTAATGGCTTGTTCATTTGGTTCTTGGGTCGCGCTCAAGACGAGCCACGACGACGCGGGTTATCTTCGGGCAACGGCGGAGGTCAAACCCTTTAGAAGCAAAGCCCGCGAAGCCCAGTTGGTGGGCGGCGTAGATTTCGCCGATCGTTGGCTTCCTGCCAAGGCGGGCCTTGAGCCGTTCCTCTAGCATCGTCAGCCAAGAGGTCGCGTATTCACGCCCTACGCCCTCGTCCAAGGCCCAAGAGCCGTACCCATAGGTCGGGAGGCCGTGGCGGGAGCGCCAGAGGGTCGTATCGGCCCACGCAGCGGGGAAGAACTGACAGAGGCCACGCTCACCGAGACGCCCGATGGCCTTCGGGTTGCCCGAGGACTCGACGGAGATGATGGCCTCGACTTGCCCAGGGGTGACGGCGTGGAGGGTGGAGGCCGCGAGGAGGAGAAGGAGGGTTCTCATTTGCCGTCCATCGTCGGGTGAACCGAGCCGGCGTCCTTCTCGCCGTTGCGATCCACGAAGGACCAAGTGAGGAGGGCCCGACAGCCGGTCGTGAGGTTGGCGTAGATGCTGACGAGCTTGCACCCGTGCATCGTGCGGAGGTTGTCCTCGGCGATGGCGCCGCAGAGGATGATGCGGTCGCGGGCGAACTTCTCCGTCCAATCCCCTTGTAGGACGCGGTCACGGGCGTAGGCGATTTGGTAGGAGAGGCCGCGGATGATGTGGGCGGGGGAGGCCAGCATCTCGGCGGAGTGGGCGAGGGGGTCGGGCATGGTCGTATTAGTACTTGTTGATGATGTCGACGAGGGACGGGCCGTCGGCGAGGGCGAGTATGTAGGCGGTCAAGGCGAGACCAGCGAGGAGGGCGAGGAGGAGTTTCATGTGATTGGGTGGGTGGGGGTGAAGGGTTAGCCGACAAGGTTGAACTTGCGGCAGAGTTTCCAGATAAGGTCGTAGGTCTTTTCGGCGGCGGCATAACGATCGGCGGCGTTCACCTTGACGGTGCGGGCGTCGTTGCGGTCGCCGGCACATGCCGAAGCATCGGCGAGGGTGTGGGCGAGATTGTTCTCGGCGGTAGCTAGGTCGGACGCGGCATCCTTGAACTCGGCCTTGGCGGCGTAGAGGGCGCCGATGAGGTGTTCGTTGATGGCGAGCTTGTCGGTGAGGTTGTTCATGGCTTGGTGTATTGGGTACGCCATTGAGTTATGAGTCCTTTAGAAACAACGTCAACACCAATCTAAACAAATTAGCAGGACGCCACAAGTGACGCTTTAACCCCCTATCCAGCCCCTAAGACGCCACCCTTGACGGCCTACGGGCTACCCCATTTGACCCCCCTAGCGTGCCCTAGGAGGCGTTTTGACGGCGGAAGCGTAGGAAGACCGCTACCCCCACCCCTACGCACCCGACCGCCAGGGCCCAACCAAGGTCGCGACAGGCTTTCAGGCCGAGGGTCGCCGTCGTCAGTTGGCGCTCGAGGTTCGCGTCGTCGGACTTGGTGCCGGCGTCGGTGATCAGGAGGGCCATCGTGTTGGAGTCTTGGAACGAGCTGAGGATATGGTCCGTGATGAAGGCCACGCTCACGGCCCCGACCGCCGAGCAGAGGAGCAGGGCGACCGTCGCGTACATGACGTTCCTGTCACTTCCCTCGCTTGGCTGGTTTCTTTTTGCCATTGGGTTTCTTTACGACCTTGGCGACCTCGGCTTCCCCGCGGGCCTTGATGTACTTCAGAACGTAGTCCATGACCTCTGGAGCGGCGTACCCAGCGGCGCCGACCGCCGCCATGCGTAGACCAGGGGAAGCGATATGGTCTTGGATGCCGTACCCGACAAGGGACGCCGTGATCGCGGCAGCCGTGATGCGTCGAAGCACCCAGCCCGGGGAGACGGGTTCGGGGGAGAGGAGCAAGCGGGCCGTCATCGCCAAGCCTCCGAGGATGGACGCGACCAGCCCGTCCTTGACGAGGGACTGCGTGGCTTCGGAGTCGACGGGGGCAGGGGGCGGGCTCATTTGTGGGTACGGCGGTAGCCTTCCCGCCAGAGGACTTCCGTGACGACGGAGGTGAGACGGCGGACGTGGGCTTCCGTCAGGTCGAAGTCGCCGACGTGCAGGGCTTCGTGGACGACGGTGTTGAGGCGGGACTTCTCCGTCTTGTGCTTCTTGGATATGAGGATGGTATAGTCATCGCCCTCCTTGATGGCTTGGCCCAGCAGATGCCCGTGCATCTTAGCCTCCTTGATTTTTATCTTCTTCTTGAGGGCCATGGGTTTTCAGGTGTCCGCTGTAGAGATGCCACCCGCCGATGAGGAGGCCCAGGAGGAAGACGCCGCCCACGGACGGCAGGAACCAAGCGGAGTCGAGGAGGAAGGGGACGGCCCCGATGCAGAGGCCTGAGACGAGGAGGCCCGCCCCGATCATGACGCGACCAAAGGCGATGGCGAAACCACCGAGGACCATCATGCCGGCGGCGACCATGGCGTAGAGGTTGCGCTGTCCCTCCTTCTTGGCCTCGTCGACCTGTTTCTTCAACGCGTCGATTTCGCCGACCATCTTCGACATGACCTCGGCGTTCTGCTTCTGCTCGGCTTCGAGCTTCCCCCACATGGCGTCGATGTCGGCCTTGGCCTTCGCGGCGGAGGCGACGCTCGTTTCGTAAGCCTTGGGGTCGGCCTTCAACGCCCGGGCTTTCGCGAACTCAAGGTCGGTCGGGGAGGGTTGAGGCAAGCCCGCTTGGGCCACGGCGAGTTCCGAACGGACGATGGCGGGTTCCTCCGCGTGTTCCTTGGCGACGGCAACGGCTGCGGCGGTGCGGGACTCGAGCTTGTCCTCCTTCTTCCCTACGACGTCGAGCGTACCCTGCTGGGGAACGGGGTCGGGCGGAGGCGTGGTCGTGGCGCAACCAGCCAGGAGGAATAGGGCGACGACCAAGAGCGAACGCATGATGGTCTGCCCCTTGGTATTAGCGACCCTTGAGGGCGTCGACGATGGACTTGGCCTTGGCTTCCGTGGCCTTGAGTTTGTCGAGGTGCTTGCGGTAGATGAGCAGGCCGGCGACGAGGCCGATGAGGAGGCCCGTGACAAAGAGGATGATGTGGAGCATGGTTAGGTTAGTTTAGGTTGAGAGTTTCGCGAGGAGGGCGGCGAGCTTGGCCTCGAGTTCGGCGATGCGTTCCGCGTCGGACTTGACGGGGGTCGCGGTTTGGTAGGCGACGCTGACGAGATACTCGTCCGTCATTTCTGCATTTCCAAGGACTTGGCGTCCGTCTTGACAGGTGATGGTCGAGCCGTCCGCTGATCGCGTCCAAGTGAGGTTGTTGTGGTCGATGTAAGGCATAGGGTTATCCGAGGAAGGTGATTAGGATTAGGGCGCCGTCCCCGCCATTGCCGCCTGCACCGCTTCCGGCGGTTCCGTTATCGGCCGCTGACCCACCACCGCCACCGCCACCCCATTGACCGTTAGCCCCAGCCATCCCGGCAACGCCCGTGCGGTATGCACCGCCACCCCCGCCCGTACCGCCGCCGTAAGCGATGGAGCCTGCCGCTCCGTTGGTCGGGCTGACTCCTGCGGTCGTACCGCCAGAGCCTCCAGCGATTGCAGTCACCATGCCGACCTGACCCGAGCCTGTTGCGGCTGTCTTGGTTCCACCCGAACCGCCGTTGGTCGATGCAGTTGAGCCGCCGACTTGACCCGCCCCGCCACCGCCGCCGGCCGAGGAATAATATGAGGGGAACGAAAAACTGGCGGTGCTTCCATTGGAGGTCGTACCATTGGACCCAGGGTTCACCGCAGAGTTTGGATATGCCACGCCGTCGATATTGGAAACGGAACCACCCGGGGCGTTTGCAATGCCTGTCAACGAGCCAGCGGTACCAGCTAGCGCATAATAAGCCCGGTAGCGTCCAGCGAAGGAAGTCATGCCACCTTGCGAACCAGCAACGCCCGCCGTGCTATCCGTCGTGCGTGAAGCACCGCCCAGCCCGCCTGCACCGATCACGACCGACTCGGTTGCAGAGAGCAGAGAGGCCGCAATGGAGAACTTGAGCAGGCCACCGCCCGCCCCGCCTGCACCGCCGCCCCGTGGACTAGCGGTTGCGTTCTTGGCACCTGACCCGCCGCCACCGCCCGCACCCCACATATAGCCAACCACCCACTTGGCACCCGCTGGTTTAGTCCAGGTGGTCGTGCCAGGGGTTGAGAACGTCTGGATATCCACGCCACCCGAACCCCCGCCACCGCCGACCGTAGCCCAAACCAAATCCGTGCCGTCATAGGTGAGGGCCTGCCCGGTGGTCGGGGCCGTGGCGTTGAGGGTCGAGGTCGCGCCGTTGGAGAGCGTGCTGATCGTCAGGCCGCCGCCACCCGAGACGGTCGCCCATTTCAATTCCGTGCCGTCGAAGGACAAAACTTGGTCGGTCGTCGGGGCCGTGGCGTTCAAGGTGGTCGCCGCCGCGTTGGTCAGGGACGAGATGGAGAGCTTCGCCGAGAGCAGCGAGTCGACCGAGGCTTTGCTGTAGAGGTTGATTGCCATTAGGCGACAGTCAGTCCGAGGGCCGCATACTTGGCAACGAGTTCTTCACGGGTCGCGGCGAAGTCGACGGGGACGAAGTAGATGAAGCGGTCGCCCTTGCGGACGGGCTGGATGAAAGCCTTGGTGCCGACGACATAACCGACGAAGCGGTCGGTGGGGTGGGTGCCTTGGGTGGTCATCAGATGGTGAAGGATGAGTCGGTGCCGTTGACGCGGACCTTGTAGGGGCCGGAGCCGACGGAGCCGGAGAGGGTGTAGGTGGCGCCGCTGAAGCCCGTGCAGTATTCATAGACCGCCGAGTTGTCCACGATGCCCCAGTTTGTCGTGAGGTTCGAGAGGAACTGCGGCACGTTGGAGAAGCAGATGTCGCCCGTCGAGCCGGCGGACTGCGTATAGATGATGTTGGCGATAGAGTCCGCCATGGCTCGGTCGGGGTTGAAGGCCGTCTGCTGGTTGGTCGAGTCGCTGAAGGTGATGCCCGAAGTGCCCACGGTGACAAAACCGCCTGCCGTTGAGGCCGAGAGGTCGAGTCCTTGCTCGTTGAGGCTGACCGTGCCACCCGAACCCGTGAAGGTCGCCGTGCCGTCAAAAGCAGGACTGGACAAGGGTGCCTTGAGGTCGAGGGCCGACTGGAGATCCGTCTGGTCGGAGAGGGTGCCGGTGATGCCGCCCCATGCAACGCCGCCCCCACCAGCGACCACCCATGCACCGTTGTTGCGTCCATAGGTCGAGCCGTCCGAAGGGGCGTCCGTGAGGTAGGAGCCGATTGGCTGGTAGGTCGATGCCGCCGTCGCGCTGGTGAGGTAAGCGGACATCGCCGCTTGCGTCTGGTAGGTCGAGGCGGCGGAAGCCGTGGTCAGGTAGGCCGACATCCCTGCCAGCGTCTGGTAGGTCGAGGCCGCGGTCGACGCGAGGAGGTAGCCCGTCAAGGCACCGGCTTGCAGATACCCCTGGGCGTCGACCCAAGCCTGCGTCGCAAGGCCGAGCGTGGTGACAGACTTATTCTTCCACAGGGAGGTCGCCGACTCGTAGACGAGAAGGTCGCCGTTGGTGACCGAGGCGATGCTTACATTATGGAGCTCCTCCAATTCCGCCCCGTTTTGGATGCGGACGAGGACCGTCCCTTGGTTGGCATGGACCCGCTCGACGATGCCGATGTAGACCATGTGGTCGGGCGCCGAGGGCTTCGTCGTCGTCCACGCCCCCGCCGTGGTCGGGCTCAGGTAGAGTTGTTGGCCTTCCAAGTAGGCCGAGGTGTCGAGGTTCTCGACCAGCCCAAGGACGCAGACGTAGCCGTTTTGGTTGTTCGTGATGTCCGTGATCACGATGCCGAAGGTCTGGGCGGAGGTCTCGTCGCCCGTGGCGAGGGCCTTCGTGACCGTGACCTTGTTGCCCGCCCCGCCGTTGATGTAGACGACGGTGCCTTTGGTCAGGGTCGCACCCGTCTCGTTGCGGACTTGTGCCCGCACTTGGGTCGTCGAGCCGGAGGGGAAGCCGAAGTCGAGGACGGCGGCGAGGCTCGTCCCGCTGTTGACGACGGTAGGGGTCGCGTCAGGGGCGAGGGCCGTGACGGTGCCGACGGCGATGGTCGCCGCAGGGCCGGGGGTGCCGAGTTCGACGGAGAGGACCGCGGGGGCCGTGGCGAGGACGCCGACCTCTAGCGTGCCCGTGGTCTCGGCAATCGTGACCGAGAGGGTGCCCAGGACTTCCGAGGAGATGGAGATGGGCATCGGGGCTTAGTCGGTGACTTGGTCGATGACGGAGAGACGCATCGTCTCCGAGTAGAAGATGGTCGTGCCGTAGGCGAACTTAATGTCCCAGCGGGCGTTGCCCAAGGTCCACTTGGTCGTGTCGGGGACGGAGGCCACGAAGGACAGACCGTCGCCCGCCATCGTGATCGTGCAGGGGTAGGTGTTGTCGCTGGAGTCGATGATGTCCGAGGTGACCGTGGTCGTCAACAGGTTGGCGGGTCCGCCGGCGGCCGGGGTGTAGGTCACGGTGCCCGCGAAGGTCGTGCCGCGCTTGAAGGTGACGGTGGTCGAGCAGGTCATGGCGTCTTACTGTTGGCGGGATTGGAAGGGGGT